TTCTGTTAATCTTTTTGGAACACCCATAGTTGACAATTTAAGGGAACTATCCTATAAAGTCAAGATATGAAAGATGACAGAGGCGAACTAGATTTAACAAAACAAATAGATCAATTGCATGCAACGATAACAGGTTTTCAACATTTAGTTAGTGTGCAAAAATTAGAGATAGCACATTTAAAAAAAATACAGTCTGAAAACGAAAGTAATAAAAATCTCTTGCAAGGTTATAGAAAAGTGATAGTAGATTTAAGTAACAAGTTAAGACGTGAAGATTCATGAGAGTACAAGACTTGC